CAGTCGTCGATGTCGATGTCGATGTAGCCGCTGGTACGGATATCACCGTCGTGGTAGGAGCCAGGGTCGTTACAGGGACAGGTGCTATCGGTGCAGTGGTAGTAGCGATCGTCGTCGTAGTCGTGGACGTTGTGGTAGATACCCATGTCGTTGTCGGCTCCGTGGTCGTCGATGTGGTCGTGGTTTCGATCGGTAGCGTGCTCGTCGCACCAGGTAGTGTACTCGTCGCACCGACAGCAGAAGCAACGATCGACAGCGACCAGTCCGACATCAGCGGCCCATACCAGCCTCCCCAGTAGCCGACATCGATGCCAGACAGCGAGACGACGACCTGCCCATCGGAGATCGTCGACAGTTCGACTGGAAACACACCGATCTGGTCGCCAGATATCGATGTCGAGTCGAGCGCAACAGACCATCTGTCTGCTGTCTCACCAGACCAGCCGATCGTGTTCGTCTGTGTGTTGTGCACAGTGATTCGAAACACAACTGTCGCACCAGGCTCGACAGCGACGGTGGCTTCGGCTCGTCCCTGCATGTACGAGAACTGCACCGCTGTGTCAGTGATCCTGACTTGCCCTTGCACCGCTTGCCACTGGATAGCGTCGGCGTGTGCTGGCCACACCGACAGGAACAGACAGACAGCGAATGGCACTATCTGCCATGTGCGTTTCATTTGCCTTCGAGTGCAGCGACGATCCGATCGAGTATGGCAGTGAAAACAGCAGTGACAGCGTCGGCGTTGTCAGCCATCGCTGGTGCGATCTCATAGTGCACCCAGTTGCCGCCTCTGCCGATCGTGTTCTTGGTGTAGATCTTCCAGCCGGAGAAGATGCCACCACGATCTCGGTTGCAACGGTAGCCAGCACCCCAGTCGTATTTGCTTGGCAGCCAGACGTTGCGATAGTCGTGGATCTCTTCGATCTGCAACTCGTGGCGAAATGCGTAGAGGAAGTCGATCGCTGCTCTCACCTGCTCTGGTGTTCCACCGAGATCGCACGCACGACCTGTGGCGTGTACAGACAGCGGTGGGTTTTTGAGGTTCGAGCCTCGCACCGTTCGATTCGAGTAGATACCGAGGTCCGACATGCCGAACAGGAAGCACATCAGACCATGGAACTGTTTCGTCCCTGGTCGTGCACCAGTCACTCCTTGTGCGTCGCTGTTGCCGGTGTATGTGCGTGCTGCCATCAGTTGCTCGCTTCCAGTTGTGCGACTCGTGCTCGCAGATCTTGTACTTCTTTGGTGAGTAGAGCGATCATATGTTCCCATCGCCAGCCAGCAGGCACGAGTTCGTCGCCGTTTGCTTCCCACTGTGCGAGCCGCTCGTCGACTGCGGCGACTTCCTCGGCGATGAAACCATATTGCACATCGGCTTCTCGAAACGCTTGCGCTTCCGGTGTGTCTTCGTGGCCTTCGTACTGTGGCACGAACTTCGCAGTGAAAGACACAGGCCGCAGTGCGTCGATCGCTGCTCCGCTTTCACCAAGCGTGGCGATGTTCTCTTTGAGCGCACCTTTCGATGTGTAGCGGTAGAGAAAACCGAATGTGTTGTCACGCAGCACGTACTGATAGCCCGATGTGGTCGCTGTCGATGCTTGGGCCGTTCCAATAGTCCCTGCCGATGATGTGACGATTGCGTTCACACCACCAGAAGTGATCCCCAGCGAGTCTGCGCCGAAACGGTAGATGCCGGTGTTGGTGTCCGTACGGAAAGCGATAGCAGGTGCAGAGATCGTGCCATCGTTGTAGGCGTGCAAGTACACTGGCATCACTGGTGAGTCGAAATAGAAACTCGGACGATCAGTGTAGAAATGACAGAACGACGTGCTGTTAGGACCGATACGCAGTTCGCCGTTGGCGTTTTCGATTTGCAAGATGTTGCTGCCGTAGTTGCGAACAACCAAACCGGTGTCGATAGTGAGATCGCCAGCCAAGTATGCTTGATTCGAAGTGAAAGTCAGTACATCGGCATCAGCGACAGCGATCCATGCGGAGCCGTTGTAGACGACCAATGTATTGATATTTGATAAGTAGCAGACCATGCCCTCGCTCGGCGACGGTAGCGCAGTGTCTCGTGCTGTCGAGTTAGCGAACACCATCACTGACTGTTGCATCAGATAGGTGTTCACTTCGCCAGCGTCCAACACGTCGCCGTTCACAAATGTCTTATAGCCTGCACCAGCCATCGCTTGCTCCTGTTCTACTGCGTCGATTCTAGCATCGTGTCACTGCTCACGATGGTGGCAGTGCAGTCGAAAACCTCGTGCGCCACACACCAGGTGTGATATCGTGGTCGATCCCTTGGATCAGCAGACTGGCATCGACACGCACACCACCAGCGTTCGTCTTGTGCACCTCGATCGGATCGTTGAGCGACAGCGACAGCGAAGCCAACACACGATCGCTGTCACTGCTGTTGTCGAGTGTGATCGAACTGATACGCAGATCGACACCTTTGCGGTAGGCCAACATTCGCTGTGCTTTGCCCAGCGCATCGCTGTCGTCGTAGAACAGCAAACTGGTGTCGCTGTACGAACGACGGAAAAACTCGGTGATCGACGCACTGTCCTCGACCTGCTGTGGTGTGCCACTCGTCGAGCCGATAGTGATATCGTTCGCCAGTTCGGTGTCGTCCAAAGCGAACTCGATCTCTTGGTAGGCGATATCGGTGCCATCGTCATCGAACACGGTAGGCGACTGCGCCGCTTGTGTCGCCAGACCTGCACGATCAGTGAACACGATGGTGCCACTCGGCGAGCAGAACAGCGCACCTTCCTCGGTGCTTTCCACCGTCTGCACCGCAGACAGAGCGGAACGTGCAGTGCCTGGATCGGCGAGTAACTCGACAGCACCAGTGTCGAGCGAACGCAAGCCGTTTGGCCAGCCTGCACTGGTGAGCAGATAGCCGATCCGCTCACCTGGCAGATCTTGCACAGCCGAGCCGCTGACAGTTGTGATCTGCGCCAGGTTCAGAAGCCGGAACCCATCTTGCGCCGAGATCGTCACAACGGTGCCGTCCCACCCAGGCTCGTAGTCGAAATCCCACTCGGTGATGTAGCCGCTGAAAAGATAGTACGAGTTGCCACCATACGACGCTGTGATCCGAATCCGTCGCATCGGTGCGATCTCGCCATAGTACGGGCCGCTGGCATTCGATGGGTCGAAATCGCCAGTCGTATCGAGGAAACGCACCGTCGCAGTGCCGTTGTTGTAGCGATCGGCGACACGATCTCGACCTCGACGTGTGGAGATCGACAACACCTGGCTAGTGATGTCGACTGATGTGGCTGGCGACGCTGCAAGCACATTCGTGCCGAGGATACCGTCGCTGCTGCTGCCAAGGATCAGCGGATCGCCGAAACCAGCACCGACTCCGAGCCGCAGCACGACCTGTGGTGTGGCTGGCAGGCTCATGAGACGAGCAGGTTTCGTCCAGATCGCTGTGTGTCCTGCAAACCACGACGCACCGCCTCGACCAGATCTCGCTCCGACACCACCGTACCAGCGACGTTCACAACGATGGTGTCCCCACCGACCATCGATCGACCGCCACCTCCAGCGAACGAGTCGATCAGTGTCGAGTTCGGCACGATCGCACCCGATTGGCCAGGCACGAACAGTTCTGGCCCAGCCTCACCGACCAGGTAGGGACGTGCGGCGACGACAGGACCACCGGCTGCTCTTTTCTCGATCTCAGTGGCACGACCTCCTGCGATCCCACCTGGCGAGACGATCGTGCTGCCGATCGTGGTGGTGATACCTTTCGGGATCGCCAGCAGTTGTTCGATGTAGGCAGCCAGGTGGCGGCGCAGCGGATCGTTCGGGCCGAGCGTCTGTGCGATCTTGCCGAGTTCGTCTGCTTGGATACGTGCAGCGTCGGCTGCGGTGAGTTGCTCACCTGCCGCTGCTGCTGTCTCCTCTGCCAGTCGCAGTGCACCGGCTGCTTGTTGCAGTGACTTCTCGTAGACCTCGTTCTCTGCTTTGGCAAGATCTCGGAAGACATCTGCGCCTTCGTACGCTCCGCTGAGCACGTCGCCGATCAGATCGTTGTAGGCGGAGATCGCATCGCTGGTCGCCCACGTCTGCGATTCGTAGCCGAGTTGCGCACTGAAAGCGGCGAGCGTTGCGTCGACCACCGCCTGCATTTGTTGCTCTTGCTCTTCGAGCGATGCTGTCAGTTCCTCGGTGGCGATCCTTGCACGATCAGTTTCGATGCCTAGATCCTCTTGCGCCTGAGTATTGCGATCGATCTCGTCTCGTGCGCTGGCCAGTGCTGTCTCTTGTCCGAGGATCTCACCAACGAAGATTCTAAGTTTCGCTCCGGTGACACCGTACTCATCAGCCAGATCGTTTTGTTTGATTAGGAGATCGCCAGTTCCGTCGAATGCACTGTTCACTCGCTCGACGAGCCTATCAAATGCAGGGTTGCTCTCGCCTTGTATGATCGCCGACATGTCTTGGATAGTGAATCCGAGTTTGGCATAGACATCGGCGAGATCTTCATTAGCGAGGATAGCAGCGATGTGCTTGTCGACAGCGTCGTTTTGCGCACCCGATTCTTCATTGAGCGCATCGACGAAGTCCTCGGTGCGCTTAGTGGCTTCTTTTTTGCCTCGGTTATAGAGCGTGTATATGGTGACAGCAGCAGTGAGCGCAAGACCAACAGCACCCAGTGCTTTGTTCGCTGTACCAGCAGCCAGACCAACACCTTGCAAAGTCACACTTAGTGCTTTGAAAGACGACGCAGCGAGCACCACGATCGTGATCGTCTTCTGCACACCATCTGGCAGCGAAGCGAACGCAGCGATGATCGGCTGCACAACATCGAGCAGCGAAGCGAACACAGGCACGAGAGCCTCGCCGACTTCCTGTTGCAACTGCTTATACGACACTCGCATCTTGTCGGTGTCGTTCGCAGTTGCCTCAGCGACACCACCGATCTGCTGTTCGATAGCGTCGAGGATCAGTGCTTGCGCTTCGCCCATCTTGTTCGTTTCGACCAGCGATTTGATTACTTCTCGCTGTTGGTCGGTGAAAGTGATACCAGATCGACCTAGCGCAGTGATGCCTTTGATCGGATCTTGCAACGCTTTGCCGAGTTGCACTGCGTTGGTGCTCGCTTCGCCGAAACCAGCAGCAGCCATATCGATCGCAGCCATGGTCGCACGATCGAACGCACCACCCACTTTGTCAGCTGTTTTCGCCAACTGTGCGAATGTGAGCAACTTCGCCTGTGTCAGTTTGATTTGGTCTTGGTCGATACCGGTGTTGCGTGCAGTCTGATCTGCCAGATCTGTCAGTCGTTCAGTCACACCAGCGACGTTGTCACCGAACAGTCCCATCGAGGTCGCAACTTGGCTGATCCGTTGTTGCGATGTGTTCGCTGCTTCTGCCGCTTTGAGCGCACCGGATGCGAAACTGAAAATAGCACGAGTGGCGAACGCACCTGCGATGCTTTTGCCCACTCGCTTCATTTGGTTATTGAGCGAGCCTGCTGCTTTCTCCGCTTCGGCGAACCCTGCCCTCGCTTTGGTAGCGTCGGCGATGATACTGATGCCGATGGATGCTTTCTTACCTGCCATCAGAGGTTCCTATTCCAGACAGCGTAGACCTGTGCGAGATACTGATCTACAACTTCGTCGATTCGTGCATCAGCGGCTTGGTAGAGAAACGGTGTGGGCAAGATCCCACGACGGAACCAGCCGAAGTGGATAGGCCCAGCATACAACACGCCGAGACGACCACCACCTGCACGCACTCTCGCACCACGACCAGTTGCTACCGGTGAGATCGACTGTCGCAAGTTGCCAGATCGCACAGGCACACGGATGCGTGCCTCGTCTGCAACCACGTTGCCTGCCCACTTGCCCACGCTACGAAAGTGCGCTTTCGCTTCGCTGTCGAGGCTCTCCAACGCACGCAGCAGTTTGTTGAGTCCGACTACTTCGACTCCCACTTCCTTTGCCACTAGCGTTTCCTGCTTTCGTTCATCAGACTGGCACGCCTGCGCATGTATGACACGATGGCGTTGAAAACCTCTGGTGGAGACTCTAGCAGACTCGTGGGTGGGATACCTGTTTCTACTGCGATCGCAGCAACGACACCGATATAGGTGTCGTCTAGTCTTTTCCCGACAGCGCATCCGCATCGCTGTTAGCGACCAGTTCGACGTTGCGCACCGACTCGATCCACGTGTCGAATGGTTTCACTGTCCGACCAGATGCACGCACACACGCCCAGCCGAGCCAGAACAGGTGCTCCATCTTCTGCTCTTGTGTGAACGCCTTTGGCAGTCCCATCTTGAAAAAACGCTCGAACTCGATAGCCGATTTCGGCGTGATCGGGACGACGATCTCTTCGTCATCAGTTGTGACTTTCAGCAAGATGCCGATCATCGCTGCCTCCTTTGTTTGTTACGATGTCGCCTTGGTGATCGCACCCGAAACTGGCCAAGTCACACTTGCGGTGGCGAGATCGCCCACTGCGCCGCTCACTGGCGACCACTCAGTGACAAGCACATCGAACGAATACGACGGGTTGTCTGCCGCAACAGCACCGCTGGTCGGTTTGATAACAACAGCGGTGGTGGTGCCGATCAGCGGTGCGATCGTTGCTTCGACTTCGCTCGCTGAAAAATCCTGGTGGAAATCGAGCGACAGCGAGTGATCACCAAGCCCAGCAACACGAGTGCGTGCAGTGTCGCCAAACGCTGTCGTCTCGACTTCGGCGAACGACTGATTCAGTGCGACGTTGGCGATGTGGTCACTGAGATCGACGCTGTTGATAGACACCGAAACGTCTGTGAGAACGATACGAGCCACGGCTTACTTCTCCTCTTCGATAGGATCTTGTTTTTTGCTTGGTGCGCTGGCGATCGGCACGATGTGGCCTGCCTCCACCAACACCTCGATACTAGCACCTGCGAGATCAGTCTCGCTGATGGTGTCACCAGGTGCATGCCCTGCCACCGGCTTGCTGCCTACGATCTTGTACTTCTGCATCTCGCTCCGATCACGCATATACTGTCACCTCGAAGTCTACAGTAAGGTAGACAGCGTCGGCTTGCACCGCTGGTCGTATGTTCGACGCACCAGTAACGATACAAGTGTTGGCGACACCACCGAGCGTGCGATCCGCCTCGATCGCTGCACGCACACTGGTTGCACCTGTCGCAGATGTGTACCCATCGAGGTTCGCTGTCGCTGTGCGTTCGTTGATTCGGCCCAACACGACAGTGATCGAGAACTGCATCTGTGGGTCGCCATTCGACATCGCATTGTGATATGAGATGCTGTCGAGCGTGGAGATCGCCATAGGTGGATTGATTTGGTCTGGCAGATAGTCGAACACACGCAAGCCAGGGATCGTCGCCAGTCTGGTTTTCAGACCAGCAGCCACTTCGCTGACTGTCGCTGGCATCAGGCAACCACCGCAACACGATACGGTGCGATGAGATTCTCGACATCGGGATCGACTCGACGCACTGTGATCACACCGAGATCGCCGAAACCAGCCACGCCGAGCGGCGAGTCGTATCTTTTGAAAAGACGAGACGAGAGCAGCACGGTGGCCTCTCTGATCGCATGTGGTGTCGTACCTGGCCAACCCCAGTCGGCTGTGACTTCGACTGTCGCACGACCTCGGTTGTCGACAGGGAACAGCGTATCGAGCGCACGCAACATACGGATCGGATAGCCGCTGGTGGTGCCGTTCGGGGGATCGACTCGAAAATCGCTGCCGATCGATAGCGTCTTGTTGTAACTACCGTCCCCGTTGGTGTCGATTTTGACTACCAAGCCGCTCGTGGTCGAGATGTCGTCGGTCTGCACAGCATACGAGTTCGCAGCCTCGTACACTCGTGCGCTGGTCGATCCGTCTGCGTAGAAACGACGATCGCAGGTGTTGTCGATCTGTCGGCTGGCTGCTTCGACGCACCGCTCCAACAGCGTGTCGTCGACACTGTCGGAGATACGCAGTGCTGCTTTCAGTTCGGCGAGTGTGCAGTAGCCGTTTGCGATGGCCATCAGTCGGTTACCAACTTCCAGAGTGTTGCGTTCGCTTGCGTGTCGAGTGCCCACAGTCTAGTGCCAGGTGGCATGTCGATGCGGAAGTCGACATGCGCATCGAGCGTGTAGCCGTTGGTCGCAGTCAGACCATCTGGCCCGATGTAGATGTGGTTGCCATCTGTGTGCACCACGATATGGCAGCCATCTGCATCTGTCTGGTGGATCAGTTGCGCCGCCGCAGTCAGTAGGTACTTACCGGTGACTAGAGCCACGATCAGACCTTGCGTGTCTTAGCAGCAGGCTTGCTCGCTGTCTCGGCGACAGGATCGACTGCGGCTGTTTCCACCTTCTGAGATTCGACACGCTCGGCGTATCGATTCGAAATGAGATCCTCAGCGACCTGCTGTGGCAGATCGGCGATCTCTCCACGTGCTGGCCACGGCTGGCCATCGAGTGTGCCAGTGATGCCGACAAGCATGCGTACTTTCATTTGGTTGTCTCCTTGTGTACTGTGCGTGGACACCAGCAGCGGCGCATCTGCCGCTGCTGGTGTCCCCACTCAGATCGTTCGGTCAGGACGCTCCGCCGACGAAGTGCTTCACTGCACCGGTCTGGTCGACGAGATCGCCATCGGTACGCAGAGTCACACGGAACGTGCGCACTGAGTAATCGAATGCGAAGTCGTCCGACACAGCGACTTCGATGCCGTTCACTTCTCGAATGAAGTACGACGGAATGTGGCCGAACAGCACCGACTTGGCCGACAGCGCAGGATTGGCCATCGAGTCGTTGATATGGACGGGGAAGCCCAACAGCATGTCGGGATCGCCAGCCAAACCAGGAGCGAACAGGTACTGATCCTGCTGGTCCTTGAGTTTGCGTGCAGCAGCCATCGCCGTGCTATTCATCAGGAAGCCGACACCAGGCTGGCTGGTGTAGACCGAGTTCACTGAATAGCGCAGGTCGATGAGGTTGTCAGCAGTGAAAGCACCAGTGACACCAGTGCCACCAGTGACACCAGCCGACGAGCGAGTGACGATTCCGTACGGCTTGCTCGATCCGTCTCCGGTTGTCATGTGGCCACGAGTGGCAACACCGATGGCGATACCAGCCTGTCGTGCGAGGAAACCAGCGACATCGACGCTCGCATCTTGTGCGAGTTCGTTCGACATCTGCACCAGCACGACGTACTTGTACGCACCAAGGCTGGTGGTGGCGAGCGTCGGATCGGAAGCCGAAGCCTGCGAACCTTCGCCGACGATCGACGCAGTCGAGAATGCGGTGCTCTTGGGGATGGCGATCGACTCGCCAGTGTTCGTCGTGAGAACGGTGGACAAGCCACGCACGACGTTGCCCTGCACCAGGTGCTCCACGATGCGGTTGTAGACCGAGGTCGGCACCATCGTCGCAGACGACTTCGTGATCGCACGCTTCTCGAACTTCGCCGAGCGCAGTTCTCCGGTGAGCAGTCGACGCACGGTCGAGTCGTCGTCGATCTCAGCGGTGCGGTTCTCGCCGCCGAGGTCTGCAGGCACGCCTGCCTCACGACGATCGACTTCGATCGCAGCGGCTCGCTCTTCGGCCTCACGAATCGTCTTGATTCGGAGATCCTTTGCGTCGAGATCGCTGTTGATTCGGTCGAACTTCTCTGCTTCTTCTGCTGTGAGGTCGCGCTTCTCGGTGGCAGCAGCGTCGAGCAGTTCCTTGGCCTGCTCCCACGCACGTGCACGCTCCTCGGAAAGCACTTCGATGATCTTGCTCATCTGTTTGTCCTTTCGGATAGTGGGTGGTTGTTGCTGGTTGCAGGTGGTGACTTGCCAGTGGTGGCCGAGGCTCCGTGTGGCTTGTTCCGGACTGCTTGTCTGCTTAGCGCACGGTGCGCTTCGCAGCGAGATCGAACATGCGCTGTGCGATACTCAAAGGCAGGCTACCATCTTCGATGGTGTCCGTGCTGGTGTCGTCTCGCTGCTCGTCGATCTCGTCGTTGCGCACTGATGCGCCGCTGGTCGCAGGATACGCAGGAAAGCCGGTCACTACCGACACCTCGTGCAGAATCACCTCACGCAACTGGCGGCTCTGCCCATCGTCCGACCACGAATCGCCGCCAGTTGGCACCGAAAAGCCAAACGACATCGAGTGTACATCTCCACGTTGCATCATAAGAGACAGATCTCGACCATAGGTGGTTGCAGGCAGATCGGCTTCGACGTACAAGCCGTGCGTATCCTCAGACAGTCGCAGCGTGCCAGATCGTGTCGACGCAAGCACCTGGTCGCTGTTGTGATTCACAAACATGCGCACCTCTCGTCCGCTGTTCAGTGATCTTTTGAAAGCACCAGGTGCGATCGACTCGACGAAAGGCAACGGCTCAGACGGACTGTCGAACACGGCTGCATAGCCACGGAAAGTCATCGGCATCGACTCGTCTGACGCAGTTTCGACTGCATCGATAGTGACTGCCAACTCACGGAACTCGACATCTCGTCCGTTGATTCGCCTGCCCTCGATCGGATATACCGCCGATCGTGGTGCAGTGTCGTTCTCTGTTTCCATATCTGTACGCTGTCCTTCTTTCTCGACGATACTACCAGACCACACCTGCCCAGCGTCGCCACCCCACAACGCCCACGCAATACGACCAGCAGATGGGAATCCATCCTCACCAGGTCGGAAGCCCTCTGCTTCTTTGTCGATCTCGTGTCGTGCGAAGTAACTATGCATGCGTTTCACTGTGTCGAGTGACAAGTTGCGCCGATTGGCGATGTCTCGTGCTCGTGCCACTCCGACCTCGGTGCCACCACGCCCAAACTCGGCTCGCCATGCAAGCCCACGCTCCGCTTCTTCGACCATGCCATCAGTTGGTGCGTACGAGTCTGCACGCTGCTCGTCCTGTGTTGCGATCTCTAACGCAACCATGTGATCGATAGCGTCCTGTTTTGACTCGTGGCAACCACCAGCGACAGGTGTGCTTTCGCCTTCTTTCACGACAGCGTAGCCATCGCACCCATCTGCATCGTCGATCACTGTGTACGGCATCAGAGCGGCGGCTCCTTGTCCACACCAGCAGGTGGCGGTGCGTCGCCTGGTCCAGCCATCGGCGCACCAGGTAGAGCCATCACAAACTCATCGCCGCCATCGTACGGTTCGAGATTCTCCAACGCTCGTGCTTCGTTCGGCGTACGAATACCAGACGAGATGGCGATCTGGTGCGCACGAAAGCGAGTTAGAGTGTCGGCACGTAGCAACGCTTCGGTGTCGAATGAAACACGCTGTGGTCGAGGCAACAGTGCACTGAACTGCTCCTCGATTCGAGTGATCCAAGGCAGCAGCGTGTAAGTAATGAAATGCTGGCCAGACATCTCGGCGTTTTGGTAGGTCTGGCTGTCGCCTCGTGCGCCGATCATGTAGGATGGCACACGGAAGATACGTGCGACCTGTGCGATCTGCAACTCTCGTGTGGCGTTGAGTTCCATATCTGCAGCCGACACAGTGATCGGTCGCCATTTCATTCCGTTGGTGAGCACAGCAGGCTTGCGATGTCGGTTGTGTTGCACAGTCCACGACTCACGCAGCACACGTGCTTGCTCAGAAGTGAGATCGCTGTCTGTTTCTAACACAGACGATGGTGTGCCACCTTCGGCATAGAACTGTGCAAGATGTCGCTCCATCGCCAGTGCCAAGCCGATCGTGGTTTTCTGCTCTTGCACCGGAGACAAACCAGTGAGAGCCTGCGGTGGTGTCCACCAACGTATGTGCACGATGCGATCGCTGTCGACTTCCGCACCAGCGACACTGTATCGTCGACCTCGGAAATCGGGTGCGCTCACCTCGACGTTGTTTGGGTGCAACGGTGTCAGTGCGATCGGCTCGCCGCCTGCATAGTCGACGTAGAGATAGGCGTTGCCGTAGAGAGCCAGCGAAGTGACGACCTGGTGCACCAGTTCGTACGGTGTGACTGTCGGTCCAGGATTGGAGAAAACACGAGGCAGTGCGATCGGCACAGTGCGATCGCCGACACTGCGCACAGCACGCAACGGTAGCGCAGCAACGCTGTCGGCGATGATACCGACGCATGCCATCACAGCCGACACTTGCAGTGCAGTGTCCTCGTTCACGACCTCACCAGACCAGTTGGTGAGCGTACCAAAACCAGTCTGTTGCAGCGGTGCTACGTTTCTCTTGGAGATCTTCGCCAATATGCTCATCTCGCCAGCAACCACCCTGCACCCATCAGTAGCGCACCACCTGCAATGAAACCAAGTGGCAGCCACACCATAGCCATACCCACACAGAGTAGCACAGCACCGCACGTCTCCGTCGCTGTCGTCATTTTGTCTCTCATCTCACGCACTCCAAGGATCGATCACACTAGGAATCCTAGTGTGTTCTGTTGCTTTCTCGCTCTGCCACGTACGGAAGCCCCACAATGCGAGCGTGCAAGCAACCAGCGGCGAGATGTCGATAGTGATGTCTTTGCGATGCCACGCCCACGCATCACCGAGTGGTCGTTTCTTAGCACCAGCCACCGCAGCGTCGAGGCTCTCCTGCCCACGATGCGACAACTGTTCATTCATTACTGCGTCGAAAAACGCACCGCACGCTGATATCACTTGCCGAGCACCGAACGTCTCCACCTCGATCTGTTTCTCAGTGAGTTGTGGTAGAAACGAACCAGCAGCACCGGCTGTGTCGATCACGATCGCCTTCGGCTTCCACCGCTCCACCAACTCGACCATGCGATCGACCACCCAACCAGTACCACGTCTGTTGTCCACCACCTCGATGTGGTGTTTGCCAGCACGATTCGTGCTACATACTGCGATCGATGCAGACGAACGGTCGGGTGTGCAGTCCACAGCGAACACCATATCGCTGTCCGCTTCGCTCGCTCTATTGAGACAAGCGTGCCACGCTTCGCTGCTGATCACAGGCTCGAACGTCGCACCCTCATATCGCAGATTCAGATATGCACGTCGAAAATCGGCTGGTTTCATCGACTGGTGATCGGCTGCGATAGCGTCGAGCGAGATCGTATGGCCGAGTGCTGGCATGCACGACAGCCACGTGTCGGGATCAGCAGGATCGGCATCAGGGTCTGCGCTCCACTCGAAATACGCTATCGATCCGTCCGTGTTGTCACACTGCTGTCTGCCGATGTCGACTTTGTGACTCAGATAGATCGACTCATTCGTGCCAGCAGTCGACACCACCCACAGTTGCGGCTGTGTGCGAGTGATCATAGCCGGTTTCAGTGCCTGTTCGAGTCGATCGTCCACCTGTGCGAACGCCTCATCGATCACACCGAGATCGACAGTGTCGCCATGTCCTGCTTTCTCAGTGGTCGAAGTGATCGAATGGTTCGAGCCGTTGTGCCATTTGATAGCCTCGCTGCCGTTCGTTTTCCGCACATCGAACAGCCTCGCCAGCGGCGAACGCTCGAGTATCACAAGATGTTCGTCTTCCCATTTGCGCCTCGCATCGTTGCGAGTCTGCGCAGTGTAGACGATCTTCTGTCGATCACCGAAGCCGAGCGCACGATGCACCATCGCAGCCAACAGCAGCGTGGTTTTGCCAGACTGACGTGGCACGGTGAGAATCACCTCACGGTATTGCAACTGGCCAGTGGTCGGGTCGACCTCGAATGCGACATCGGCGACGTACTGCTGCCATGGCATCAGTTCGGTGCCGAGGATCTTTGCGATCTCGGCGACACGACCACCCAAAGTCGGTCGGTCAGTGCGTGGTGTTGCGTGTCGGGGTGGACAGCGAAGCAACGAACTGTGCGATGCCATCATCGATAGGAGCCTCCGTGCGTACCAGATCGTCGAGCGTGGCACGCAACTCACGTGCTACTGCTGCGACAGCCATACCAG